ACCTTGAAACGGCTTATGCAAAAGCTGTGCGTATGAACGATGAAGCATGGAAGGTTGAACAGGAAAAACTCCTAAGGCAAGCTACCACGCAAGCATCTAAGGCACAACAAGTAGCTAGAGCTAAAGCAACGGCTGTTAGCCCAAAATCCGTTACTCCTAGCGGAACACAAGCGAAAGTCGAAGCAAAGGACAGGCGTTCTCTACTGATGGCTCAAATGGCTGAAGCAGAGAGCGGTAGGCTTTAATTAACTTAAAAAGGAAATATCATGGCATTTGCTAACTCAGCAATCACCGATATTATCGCTACCACCATTCAAAGTCGTAGCGGTGAATTGGCTGATAACTTAACGCAGAACAATGCAATTCTGCAGAGACTTAACTCTAAGGGCAATGTACGCCCATTTTCGGGTGGTAATGTGATTTTGGAAGAAATCATGTACAACGACCCTAACACCAACAACGCTAATTCCTATAGCGGCTACGAAGTATTGAACATTGCTCCTGACAGCCCAATTTCTGCTGCTCAGTTCAAGATTGCTCAGTACGCTGCTGCTGTAACAATGAGCGGTTTGGAAATGCTCCAAAACAGTTCTAAAGAAGCAATCATCGACTTGTTAGATGGTCGTATGCAAGTTTCTGAAGCTCGCCTTTTGAACCGCATTTCGGGTGACCTTTATGGTGATGGTACTGGTAACGGTGGTAAGAACATTGACGGTCTAGCTGCCGCAATTTCTACAACCCCAACCACAGGTACTTACGGTGGTATTAACCGTGCAAACTGGTCTTTTTGGCAGAACCAAGCTACTACTGGCTTGACCTCTACCAACACCTTGGCAAAAATGACTGAAGCTGCTATCAAGCAGGTTCGTGGCACAGACAAGGCTGACCTTTACATTGCTGGTAACACCGCATATCAGTATTTCGTAGGCGCATTGCAAGCAATTCAGCGTATTACTACCGAAGAAAGTGGTGCAGCAGGTTTCGCATCCTTAAAGTTCTACGGTGGCGGTACATCTGCTGATGTTGTACTCGGTGGTGGTATTGGTAACCAAGAAAACGCAAACTATATGTATCTCTTGAACACCAATTACATTTTCTTCCGCCCACACAAAGAGCGTAATTTCGTACCTATCGGTGGTGAGCGTCAAGCCATCAACCAAGATGCGATTGTTAAGCTCTACGGTTGGGCAGGCAATTTAACCACCAGCAACGCACAGTTGCAGGGTATTTTGACCGTCTAATTAGTAAAGGAAAATAATCATGCCTTATTCAGTTCTCCCCATTTCAGGTGTTGACCTCAACGGTATTACCCCTGAGAGCTTTGAATACACCAACGGTACTACCTTAATCGGAATCCCTAGCTTTGGCCCTCTCGGTGCTGAAACTTTTGGTTCTGACGGTAAGCGTTATGTATTTGCCCGTGCAGCAGCAACGATTCCAGCAGGCACAACTGCTTGTACCGTTAATGCTTCAACCTTTGCCGTAACCGCATCAGGTGGTTCTTATGTATCTCCTGCTGAGTCTATGGTTTCAGGTGACTATGGCTGGTTTGGTGCTACTAGCGTCTAACCAAAAATTGTAGTAAAAACAAGGGGCTATCTCGTAATTGGGGTAGCCCTTTTTCTTTTAACCGCAGTACCTTAACCACTTAAGGAGTTTTACATGATTGATAGCGATACCCAAGATGCAGATTCTCGTTTGGCAGTTAAGTTTTATAAGCGAGCAGTCAAACTAGAGCATGAATCCAACGAAGCTGGCAGACCCATATTTAAGGACTTTGACTTTGTTCGTATTATGGTTGCTGGTGACAATCTAACGGAAATAGACACTTACGCACAAGAAAGCCACAAACAGCGTTTTCCACGCCAATGGCTACAGTATCAAGCTACCCAAGATTCTAGTAGCGAGATAATTGGCACACCTGTAGAACAATGGCCTCTAATTAGCCAGTCGCAAGCCCAAGAACTACGGGGCGTAAAGTTTATGACCGTAGAATCCATTGCTAACGCTTCTGACCTACAGTTACAGCGTATTGGCATGATTGCTGGTATGTCACCCCACGCCTTTAGGGATAAAGCTAAAACTTTCTTAAACCTTGCTGAAGAAACCGCAGAAGCAACTAAACGAGCCGAAGAAATTAATCAGTTAAAGCAAGAACTTGCCAAAAAAGACGAGGAAAATGCTAAAATCAAGGCTGAAACTGATGCGAAGCTCGCCCTAATGCAAGAACAAATGGCGGCTATACTTGCGGCAGTTGGTGAAAAGAAAACCCGAACTCGTAAACCAAAAGTCGTAGAGGAAGCATAATTATGAGCCAAACGATGCTCCAGCTTGTGCAACAAGTGACAGCCGAATTGAATTTAGCTGTACCTACTTATGTTGCAGGCAATCCAAGTCAAGATGTGCAACAAGTTCTAGCCTTAATGAACGCTAGTGGGTATGAACTTGTTAAAGAGCATGACTGGCAGGCTTTGGAGTTGGAGTATCGTTTTTACACCGATGCAGTAACCTTTGTAGGCTCAACTATTAGCGACAATAGTTATAACATTGTTGTAACAGGTAACGCTTCTGCCTTAAATAGCGATTATTCCATTACAGGCACAGGCATTAACCAAGACACCTATGTTTCAAGCGTAACTTATGACGGTGGCAATAACACATCTACCATCGTTATGAGCCAATTAGCTAGTGGCACATACGCAGGCGTGACTTTTACTTTTAGCCAAACAAAGTACGATTTACCTACCGATTTTGAAACCATTACAGACAATACCCATTGGGATAAGACAAAGCATTGGCAGATGCTAGGCCCTGAAGATGCACAGCAATGGCAATGGCTAAAGTCGGGCTATATTTCGACTGGCCCACGCATCCGTTGGCGTATTTTGGGGCAACAATTCCAAATATGGCCACCCTACAATACTAAAGAATATTTAGGTTTTGAATACCGCTCAAAAGGTTGGGCTAGAAGTGCTACAGGCGCAGTCAAAAACAGCTTTACAGTAGATACTGATACAACTGTTTATGATGACCGCTTGCTAGTCTTAGGTACAAAACTCAAGTATTTTCAGATTAAGTCGTTTGACACTACTGCATTGCAACAAGATTATTTTAGAATCCTAAATGTAGTGAAAGCCAACGATAAAGGCTCTGCTAACCTATCCTTTGCACCATACCCAACTAAGGTGCTTATTGGTTACGCTAATATCCCCGATACTGGATACGGAACTTAATTATGGCGGTAGCTCAACAACGCAGGGCAGTTACCGCTTCCTTGCCAGCCCCTATTGGCGGTTGGAACGCAAGGGATTCTTTGGCAGAAATGTCACCCTTAGATGCGGTGCAATTAGTCAATTTTTTCCCAACCCCAACCGATGTAACACTTAGAAGTGGCTACACCCAAACATCCCTAATTACGACAAGTACGGGAGTTCAGACGATTTCTACGATGACAAGGGGTGGTGCAAATAACCTTGTGGCAACGGTTACCACATCTAGCGCACACAATTTAACTTCAGGTCAGCAAATATCAATAACTGGTAGTACGCCAAGCCAATTTAATGGCGTTTACACCATTTCTGTAACAGGTTCTACGACATTTACTTACAACATGACGATAGCCCCATCGGGTAACGCTACGGTTGTAGGAACTTACACCATCGGTATTAGCGATTATGTAGAAAGTTTGATGAATTATGCAGGCCCAACAACGCAAAAATTGTTTGCTGCTGCTGGAACTGCCATTTACGATGTCAATACAGCTACAGCGACATCAGCTTTTACAGGGCTTAATAGCGATAGATTTACACATATCAACATAACTACCGCAGGCGGTCATTTTTTAGTGGCTTGCAACGGTTCTGATTCCGTAATGGAATACGATGGAACTCGTTGGTATAGGGTTGCTACGACCACAACGGCTGCAACCATCTCAACTTTAAAAAATCTGTCAGGAAGCACCGCTACTGTAGTCACAAGCACGGCTCATAACTTAGCTACTGGTAATCGAGTAGTTATTTCAGGGGCTACGCCATCAGGTTATAACGGCACTTATGTCATTACAGTCGTAGATGGAACAACTTTTACTTATACTTTGGCTACTTCAGGGCTTGCAGACGCTTCACCAGTCGGTTCTTACACCGTTACAGGGATTACAGGTATTAATTCCAACCTTTTTGCCAATGTAAACCTGTTTAAAGAGCGTCTTTATTTTGTTGAAAAGAACAGTTTAAATTTTTGGTATCTCCCAGTTAATTCGATTGGGGGCGCAGCCACACAATTTCCTTTAGGCGATGTAGCTAGAATGGGTGGTTACCTGCAAGCAATGGGAACTTGGACTATTGACGCTGGATATGGCGTTGATGACCTAGCTGCCTTTGTGACAAGCATGGGTGAAGTCATTGTTTATAAGGGTTCTGACCCATCTGACCCAAATAATTGGAGTTTAGTGGGCGTTTGGCAACTCGGACAAACCTACGCTCGTAAATGTTTCTTTAAATACGGTGGTGATTTGCTGTTATTGACCGAAGATGGTCTAACCCCAATGGCTGCCACCCTACAATCAAGCCGTCTTGACCCCCGTGTGAACCTAACAGACAAGATTTTTTATGCTATTAGCCAAGCGGCTGACTTATATGCTACCAATTATGGTTGGCAGATTAATTATTTAGCCAAATTTAATATGCTCATAGTAAATGTGCCTGTAACTGGCGGTTCTGAGCAATATGTAATGCACACTATTACAAAGTCTTGGGGAAGGTTTACAGGGGTTGATGCAATCAGTTGGGAAGTCAATAATAACGATATGTATTTTGGCGGTAAAGGCTTTGTAGCCCGTTTTTATGACAATTTATCTGATAATGGCACAAACATTACAGCCACAGCCCAACAAGCATATAACTACTTTGAAAGCCGTGGGCAATTAAAGCGGTTTACGATGGTTCGCCCAATTCTACAGACTGCCAACGGTAATCCTAGCGTTTTATGCGGTATTAGCGTAGATTTTGACACCCAAAACCAGCTTGGGGCAGTATCGTTTAACCCTACAGCTTCTACGATTGGAACTTGGGATAACACCACATGGGATGTAGGGCAATGGGGTGGCGGCTTAAATACGAACAAAGTATGGCAAGGCGTTAATGGTCTTGGCTATGCAGGTTCGGTCAATATTAATGTTGCAGCACAAGGAATTGAACTGCATTGGGCATCAACCGATTATGTAATGGAGCGTGGCGGGGTATTGTGAGGACTGTTACTACTGAAAATCAGCGATATTTGGGGGAATGGCTGGTTCGAATACTTAACTTTCCCTTACCCGAAACCACCCAATGTATTGGGCAGTTGCAAGACGGTAATTTGGTGGCTGTAGTTGGATACTGTAATTTCATGCCAAAAGCCTGCGAAATGCACATTGGTTCATTGGCTGAAACGAACTGGATGAGTAGGGATTTATTATGGGCGGCTTTTGATTACCCCTTTAATAAACTTGGACTTAGCGTTATACTAGGGCAAATCTGTGCTAATAACACGGATGCCCTAAAGTTAAACCGACATTTGGGCTTTAAGGTTGTTGCAGAAATACCTGATGCCCACATGGAAGGGGATTTGGTAATTATGGCAATGCGTAAAGAGGAGTGTCGGTTTCTTAACATCAGATGCTCTTTAAATAAGGGAGAATAGTATGGGTGGTGGTGGATTTTTAGGATTAGGGCCTGCGCCAAGCGCACCTGCCGCCCCTGATTATCGGGGGGCTGCTCAAGAAACTGCACAAGGTAATTTGGAAGCCGCAAGAGCCGCTTCTGCTGCAAACCGTGTCAACCAAATTACGCCTTATGGCAACTTAAACTATCAAATTAGTGGGCAAGACCCTTATGGCAATCCTACATGGACTGCTACTCAAACATTAAGCCCTGCTCAACAACAACTGCTTGATTATCAAAACCAAGCAAGTATTGGGCTTGGAAGGGTGGCTGGTAAAGGTTTAGGCTATGTTGAAAATATGCTTAACACCCCGTTTGATGTAAGTGCTTTGCCATCAACAGGCTTTAATCCAAGTCAGACTTACCAAGAAGCCTATATGCAACGGCTTGCCCCACAGATTGAACAAGGCCGTGAACAATTAGCTCAAAGTCTTGCCAATCAGGGAATTCCTTTAGGTTCTAAAGCATACGAAAATGCAATGCGGATTCAAGCACAGCGTGAAAATGACCTCTTGTTAGGTGCTACAACACAAGGTTTTGGTGTTGGTCAGCAAGCAAGACAACAGGCTTTGCAAGAGCAAGCCTACCTTAGAAATGAGCCATTAAACACCCTTTCTGCGGTTCGTACTGGCGCACAAGTGCAAGGCCCAACTTTTATCAATGCCCCACAACAAGCAACTACATCGGGTGCTGACATATTAGGTGCTGCACAAATGGGCTATAACGCCCAAATGGGTGACTTTAATGCTAAACAAGCCGCACAAGCTAATCTGAATCAAGGGTTATTTGGTTTAGGCGGTGCAGGCATTATGGCGTTTTCTGACCCACGCACCAAAGAAAATATAAAAGCCATTGGCGTAATGAATAACGGTTTAACCTTGTATAGCTTTGAATACAAAGATGAGTTTAAAGAGCGTGAATTTGGCGGTCATGGCGTTCATGTAGGCGTTATGGCTGACGAAGTAGAGCAAGTATTCCCATATGCAGTTAAAACCCTTGATGACGGCTATAAAGTCGTAGATTACGGACTAATACCATGAATATGTACAACCCCTACATTATGCCCATGCAACAACCGCAAGATGTTAGCGGTTTAATGCCTGTTTTTCAAAATATGGCTAGTCAACAAGCTATGCAAAACGCTGCATTAGCACAGCAAAACCAATTAGTTCAAGACGCAGGGCGTACAACACAAGGCGGCATGAATCCTATGGCTATGGCAATGATGCTTAGAAAAGGTAAATCAGACCCTTACGCTAATGCCCAAGCTGCCATGAATCAGTATGGTGCAAGTAATGTTTATGGTTATGGCGGTCAAGGAACTGTACCAACAATGACTACAGGTATGGATTAATTATGGCTCAAGCACAAACGCTAAATCTTGCAGGTAATCTGCCACCCGAAATACTGCAACAACAGCAATCACTAAATCGCCAACAGCAAATGGCTCAGTTGCTTATGCAACAAGGCCAACAAATGCCGTCAGGTCAAATGGTAAGTGGGCGTTATGTTGCACCTAGCTTTTTCCAATATGCTGCACCTTTAGCTCAAACTTTTGCAGGTATGAAATTAGCAGAAAAGGGCGATAAGGCTGCTTTAGATTTGGCAGAAGCGTTGCGTAAGCGTCAATCTCAAGAAATAGAGCAATTTGGTGAATTAATGAAAACTGACCCAAATGCTGCTTATCGTTTGGCTGCACAATCTTATGTGCCTGAACTTAGGGCTACTGGTGTTAAGAAAATGTTACCTGAAGAAATTACCCTTGGTGAAGGTCAAAAACGCTTTATGGTTATGCCCGATGGTACAACCCGTGTTGTGGCACAAGGCGAAGAAAAGTTTAAACCACCTTTACAAGTTGATACGGGAACTAGTATCGAATTTCGTGACCCTCGTGACCCAACTAAAGTATTACAAGTTATACCTAAATCTCAAATGCCTACTGCTGGACAAGTGGTTGAGCGTGAAGAAGGCACTTTCTTGGTTGACACAAGAACTGGTCAAGCCAAACCTGTTGTTGGCCCACAAAACCAACCTTTAGTTGGTGGTAAGCCTTTGACAGAAACTCAATCTAACGCTGTCGCATTTGGTATGCGAGCAGTAGAAGCTAATAAAATTGCTACAGATTTGGAAAACAAAGGGTTTACTAATACTGGCGTAATCCGCACAGCGATTGGTGGAACTGTTGGAACAGCACCGATTATTGGTGAAAAATTAGAACAAGGTGTTCGTTCTACATTCAATGTGTTACCTACTGTATTAGGTGGCCCAAGCCCTGAACAACAACAAAACGACCAAGCTCGTAGGAACTTTATTAGTGCTGTATTGCGTAAAGAATCAGGTGCAGCAATATCGCCAACAGAATATGTAAACGAAGAACGCAAGTATTTCCCACAATTAGGCGATAGTCCAAAAGTCATTCAACAAAAGCAACAAGCTCGTGAACTTGCTATTAAAGCGTTGGAAGCACAAGCTGGTTCTAGTGGTAAACGCATGATTGAAAAAAATGTTGGGCAATCAGGAAATGTTGTTGACTTTAACCAATTACCAAGTGGAAGATAAGCATGGATGTGCGGATGCCCGATGGTACTTTAGTAAAAAATGTACCCGATAACATAACTCAAGCCGATTTATTGGCTCGTTATCAAGCATTTAAAACGCCTGATACTAGGGGTAATATCATTAATACTGATGTGCCTACCGTTGCAGGTCAAGTACCAAATCCACCTGTAACACCTGAGCCAAAACGCACAATGCAAGAAAAAATGATGGCATTGTATGAAGTGCCAGCTACTATGCTTTCAGGTGCAGCTTTGACTGTGCCAAGTGCTATATCTGCTTTGGTTACAGGCGAAGGGCCAACAGCTATGGCACAACGCAATATGTATCAACCTAGAAGCGGTGCAAGCCAAGATGTATTGCAAAGCATTGGTAGTGCGTTTGAAGCGTCTAAATTGCCCCCAATAATGCCTACAGGTATGTTACCAAGTTATGCTCGTATGGTAGGGGCTACACAACCACAAGTAGCTCAGACTGTTCAAGCTACTAGACAGGCTGTGCCAACTATGCCTGATTTATTACGCAGACAAGCACAACCCACAATGGCTGGTGTAGGTGCTGCTGCCACTCCTGAAGCCGTAACTCGTACACAAATGGCTAGTCAGTTGCGTGTGCCTGTACAGTTAAGCAAAGGTCAAGCAGAGCGTGAATTAGGGCAACAACAATTTGAGATTGAAACACCTAAAATTAGCCCTGAACTTGGAAAACCCTTGGTAGAAGCACAAGCTAGACGCAACGATGCTATTTTGCAGAACTTTGATGCTTTTGTGGATGCCACAGGTAAACAATCATTCGGTTTACGAGCTACTGGAAAAGCCGTTACGGATGTGCTTAACAAAGAAGCAGAAGCCGCTAAAACCAAAATTAATCAAGCTTATACATTGGCTAAAGAAAAAGGCGAAACTGAAGCTCCTGTTGATTACGCACCATTAAAAGCGTTTATTGAAAACGAAACGCCTACAACAAGAACCGCTAACGCCCCTATATTAAATATTGTTTATGAGCAACTTGCTAAAAACGACCCTAAAAACACAGGTCAAATATCCATTAATGCGTTAGAAGATATTTACGCAGTAATTAATAAAAATTATGTGCCAGCCACGCCAAATGCAAGTTATGGGCGTGATATGCGTAATATTATTAATGAGATTACTGAAGGCAAGGGCGGTGATTTATACCAAAAAGCTCGCAGATTACGCCAAGACTATGCTAAAAACTTTGAGAACATTGGTGCTATTGACCGTTTAATTAGCACTAAAGCAAACTCCGATGACCGAGTAGTGGCACTTGAGGATGTATTCCAAAAGTCTATCATTAATGGTTCATTAGACGATGTTAAAAATTTAGGGTTTGCACTCAAAAAGTCAGGCACACAAGGACAACAAGCGTTTAAAGAATTACAAGGTCAAACTATTGAATATCTAAAAGACCGTGTAACCCAATCTATTGACACCGATATGTTCGGCAACCCAGTTGTAAGCCCTGCTAAGTTTAAGTCGGCAGTTCGTGAGTTAGACCAAGACGGCAAGCTAGATTATTTGTTTGGCAAAAAAGGCGCACAAGAAATTCGTGATTTGATGGAAACCACCATTTTGGTTAATGCCCCATTAAAAGGTGCAGCTAATTACAGCAATACGGCAAGTGCCGTAATTCGTGGCTTAGACATGATTAATCGTAGCCCAATCGGTAAAATACCAGTAGTGGGCAGCCTTACCAAATACAGTTTTGAAAAGGCCCAAGAAGCGGCATTAAAGAAAAAGATTCAAGAATCCATTAATTATTCGCCAACAAAAATGGCTGAAGAATTGAAAAAAGGAAGCAAAAAATGAGTAGAAACGGGTCAGGAACATACACATTACCTGCTGGTAACCCAGTAGTTACAGGCACAACCATTGCAAGCACATGGGCAAATACCACACTAAGTGATATAGCTTCTGCTTTAACTGATTCGATTGCTGCTGACGGTCAAACCACAATGACGGGTCAATTAGACCTTGGTAATAACAAAATTATCAATTTGGCTAACGGAACAAATAGCACAGATGCAACCACATTAGGTCAAGTAACAACCCAAATTGCTGCTGCTTTAGCAACCGTTACTGGAAAAATAGTCCAAACAGTTGCAAGCACAACAACATCATCTTTTACTACCACATCGACTTCTTTTGTATCTACAGGTCATACTGCAACTATTACCCCTACATCAACATCGAGCAAAATTCTTTGTTTAGTGACTTCTCAATTAGCTCAAACAAATACAAACCTAAACACCCAAATGACTTTGTTTAGGGATTCTACAAACTTGGCAGGTTCAGGAAATTCATTTTGCGATGTTTTAAGTTCTGCTGGCAATATTTACGCAAATGCTGCTATCAGCTATTTAGATTCGCCAAGCTCAACATCTGCCTTAACTTATTCCACAAGAATATTAGTAGATAGCGGTACTGGTGCGTATAACGCAGGTGGCGGTGGAGTTACTGCTGGTCGTGCAAGTATTGTTTTATTGGAGATTTTGTAATGAGCCAAACAATAGGAATACCACAAGCATTAGCCGTTTTAACACCTAACGCACAATGGGCTTTAACTGGAACTGAATATTCAGGGCTAGTTTGGTTAGATGACGCTATTCCAATGCCAACGGAAGAAGCGGTTAATGCTGAGATTGCTACTTTAACTGCACAACAGCCATTTGATGACTGCAAGAAAAAAGCATCAGAACTGTTATACGAAACCGATTGGACTACGATTCCTGATGTTGCTGACCCAAGCAAGTCAAACCCATATTTAGTCAATGTGCAAGATTATGTAACTTACCGTAGCGCAGTACGGCAATTAGCCGTTCACCCTGTAGCTAACCCAGTATGGCCTGTTAAACCAACTTCTCAATGGAGCGCATAATGTTTGTCATTGATTGGTTATTTGATAAGATGGGCTACACTAAAAAAGTGTATTGGGCTGATGTTTTTGCTACATGGGAAGAAAAACCAGCTAAAAAGACTGTAAGACGCAAGCCTGCCGTTAAAAAAGCACCAACCAAGACTGTACGCAAGAAAGCATGATATGGCTGATGACTTCCTCGACCCTTACAAATACGGTAAGTTAGTGGCCCAATTTGAAACCATGGAAAAAAAGGTTGACACCATGGAAGCCGATATTAAAAAATTGGTTGCTATGGCAGAACGGTCTAAGGGAAGTCTTTGGGCAATTATGGGGGCAGCATCGGTATTTGGCGGCTTTGTCACTTGGATAGCCGATTTGGTGTTTAAACGATGATTCTCGAAACCATCATCGGTGCGTTAGTACCCGTAGGTGTAGAAGGCATTAAACAACTCATAGGGCGTTTTAACGGTGGAGTTCGCCCAACCACTATTGCAGAGCAGATTCAGCTTGATAACAGCGAAATAGCTCGTTTAGAAGCCCTTGCCAAGCTCGATAACCCATATGGGCAACCTAGCCAATGGGTAATTGATTTAAGAGCGTCTAGCCGTTATATCGGGGCGTTGACCGTCATTGTAGTAGGACTATGCACCCTATTTTTACCAGTTGACCAATATGTACAGCGTATTGGTTTAGAAGCTGCCAATATAGCCTTTGGCTTTCTGTTTGGTAGCCGTATTATGGCAAACCTTAAGAAATGAGCCGATTTGAGGAATGTTTAGCCCGTGTGCTTAAACACGAAGGCGGTTATGTAAACGACCCGCTTGATTCAGGCGGTAGAACTAATTTAGGCGTTACCCAGCGTGTTTGGGAAGAATTTGTAGGTCACCCTGTATCCGAAGCCGATATGCGTGCCTTGACCCCCGAAAAGGTCGGTAAACTGTATAAACAGAAGTATTGGAACGCTGCCTACTGTGAAGTCTTACCGAAAGGACTGGACTATGTGGTATTCGATTTTGCCGTTAATGCAGGAACAGGCCGAGCAGTTAAGACGCTTCAATCGGCTATCGGGGTGGTGGCTGACGGAATTATCGGGCCTAGGACTATGGCAGCGATTAACGGTGCAAACACTAAAAACTTGGTTGCAAAGTTTTCAGACGCTCGGACAGACTTTTACCAAGGGATAGTGGCAAGAAAACCCGACCAAGCCCGTTTTATTCGTGGATGGCTTAATCGGGTTGAAGAAGCTAGACAATTAGCTTTGCAAGATTGCGATAGTTAAAACAAACACCCCAACCCAAATTAAGATTTTATTAGTCCAATACTCTCGCTTTAGACGAGCGGGGTCATGGATTAAATAAGACTGTAACCGTAGCATATCCATATCATCTTCAACATACCGTGGTTTCTCGTAATAAACGCCAATCTTTACTTTGCCTGTGTTGTATGGTGTGTTCATATTAACCCCCAAATGAATCGTTAATGTATTCTTGCGCTTTGTCTAACAATCCGTAGCTTGCAAACAACTCATAGACGCTTACACCGCCTATTTTTAAGTCCTCAATCTCAACATAGTCAGTCATTAAACCAACATCGGGTTCTGCTGAACATTCTGTGCCGTAAACATCGACAGGCGTATCGCCCATGGTTATGGTGTTAATGTAGCTCACGATATACCCCCTGTACGAATAACATAGACAACTGCTGGTATGCCAAAGGCAATCAACCCCCCAATTACACCCAATAAAATGTCTTTCATAAATCCCCCTAAAAGCCCCCGTAGGGGCTATTTAAATTAAGAATTAGCTTTAGCAAACCGAGCAGCTGCACGAGCATAACAAGCTTTAGCTGATTCGAATTTACCTTGTGCTTTATAGCGGTCACCAGCTGCGTCAAGTGCCATAGCCATATCTAAATCTAATTTACGCTGTTGCTGTGCTGATGGCTTAGCTAAAGGAAACACATAAACTGATGTTGATTCGTTATAAGAAGTTGTAAACATTTTTAAATCCCCCTTTGGTTAAACAACACCTACAGTTTAACAAATAATCAACTTTTGTTTATTAGGACAAACCCTAAGTCTTGTATAAGAGTAAAAAGACAGGGCAAGATTTGGTGGACTGTTTCATGTAACGCAGAAAGCCGCAAAACTCGCTACTTGCCACATCCTCTTGGGGCGGCTTAACGCCCTGTTAAGGTGGGGTGATAGCCCGTGAAGGTTGGGCGGGGGAAGCCCAGCTACCACCCCGTAGCCATTATAGTTTGTTTTTGGCCCTGTAAAAGGCCAACAAGTGACTAAAACATTCCCACCCGATTCTCAGGTCATCTTCAGGTATCTCTAGTAGTTTAGCCTTGTTTTCGTTGGCATTGACATACACAATGGCGCACCGTGCGTTAGGCATTTCAAAGCCGTGCCTGTAAGCCGCTAACTGCATATGGTGGTCAAAATAGGTATCTAGCTTATCCACATCCTTTTCGGTGGTTTTAAAGTCAATGACAAAGCCTTCGGTTTTAGGGTGGTAATGGGGTCGGCTAATTAGGTCGCATTTACCGCCATAGCCACCGTGGGCAAAGGACTTCTCAGCAACCCATAGCTGTTGCCCAAAATGCTCGTTTATAGCCGTTTCTACAACACGGACATAGGTTGGTAACTCAGGGATGTAAACGCCCTCGTAAAACGCTTCTATGATGCCGTGGATTTGTGTGCCACGCTCGGCAGCTTGTTTGGCGGTTTCTTTGCTATCGGATACAACCCGACTTAGCCAATCTTCTTCAGATTCCCCGTCTAGGCGAGGTAATGTAAGTGCAGCGAGTATGGCTTGTTGTTGTTTCCATACATCAAGTGCTGGCTTGGCGGCACACCCGATGATGGTCGTAACTGAGGGCAATAAACCCCGTTCTCTTGCGTCTTTGACAGTTGTGTTTCTTTCTTTGCCATTCTTGCCAACGATGCGATAGGCTGTATCGCCATTGGGTAAATACCAATGACCACTTTCACTTGTATTCTCCTTCACTAACATAAATCCCCCTTAACTTGCTAACGATAATATATCTTTACGCTCTCGGTCATCCGTGACCCGCTCGGCACAAGCCAAGACCACGCTTTTAATGACGGTTTCTAAGTCCTCAACTGCAAATCCGATGATGGGTACTTCCTCATCGTAGCCCCGTTCTTGAAAAGTCTTGACGGTGTATTTGGATTCAATCACATCTTTAATCGCATGGTTCATGGCTTTCTCCTAAAGGTTATTCCCCCTAGAACGGCACACTTAAATCCTCATCATCCTCAATAGCATTGTGGACTTTGCGGTTCTTGTTTTGAAATTCTGCCGACTGCATAATTTGGTTCTTCAGGCCATCGGACAGGCTATCAAATACGGCTTGGTCAAACTTCTGCATATCAAACAGAAGTGTTGGGTTTACGCCACTAGGTAACCCAGCTTTAGCAACTACGGCTGGTACTGGCGTTACCGCTACCGCATCGGCA